ATGGCTATTTCAGATAGTTATCTAAAGTCGTGCCTCGGGCGCGAACGCGATAAAGTTGAAGAGAAGGCAGACCGGGACGGTCTGTGGGTGCGCATTTCCAAAAAGGGCGCCGTCACTTTTTTCTACCGATTCCGTTTCCTGGGTAAGCAGGACAAGATGACGATCGGCAGTTACCCGGAATTCGGGTTGAAGGCCGCGCGCGAAGAGGTAACTAAGTGGGCCGCCATTCTTGCCCGTGGAGAAAATCCGCGGATCAGGCAAGGCCTCGATAAAGCTAAAATCAACAGCCAGTACACATTCGAGGAACTTTTCAGAGAATGGCATGCGATGGTATGCGTTCAGAAAGAAACATCCGATCAAATACTGCGTTCGTTTGAGCTGCATGTATTCCCTAAGCTGGGTAAGTATCCAGCGCATCAGTTGACGCTGCACAACTGGCTTACAGTTCTGGACCGACTGGCGCAGGGATACACTGAGATCACCCGGCGAGTAATTAGTAACGGTCGGCAGTGCTACTCATGGGCAGTGAAGCGCCAGTTGCTTGAGGTTAACCCACTTTCTGAAATGTCCGGTCGTGATTTTGGTATTCAGAAGAAAATGGGGGAGAGAACACTGGATCGCAAAGAAATTGCGATTGTCTGGCGAGCTATTGAGGATTCCCGCCTTATTGAGCGAAACAAGATCCTTTATAAATTGTCCCTGATATGGGCGTGCAGGGTCGGTGAACTCCGTCAGGCTGAAGTTTCGCATTTCGATTTTGAGGAAGGCGTCTGGACCGTGCCGTGGGAAAATCATAAAACGGGACGGAAAAGTAAGAAGCCTATAATCCGCCCGATCATCCCTGAAATGCTCCCGCTGATACAACGAGCCATTGAGCTGGCACCGGGCCGTTTTGTTTTCTCAAAATATGCAGACAAGCCGATGAGCGAAGGCTTTCATATGAGCATCAGCAGCAACCTTGTTAAGTTCATGCTGAAGGCTTATAACGAGCAGGTTCCGCACTTTACGATCCATGATCTACGCAGAACTGCGCGAACGAATTTCTCCGAGCTGACTGAACCACATATTGCTGAGATGATGCTCGGGCACAAACTGCCTGGAGTGTGGTCGGTGTACGACAAATACACCTATATCGAAGAAATGAGAGAAGCTTATAGTAAATGGTGGGCCCGGCTGATGAGCATTATCGATCCCGATGTACTGGAGTTCATACAACGTAAGACTGGGTAACTAAGCGGACCACCATGCGTCAGCATAGGACAGATGAAGACAGCATAAGCCAGCATAACATTGACCTAATATCGCCGCAGTTATACACTGGATCTAAATCACCACAGGTGATAAGGAGGGTGGTATGACACAGAAACGCGAAGTAAGGGCCAATGACAAGCCACGCCAGACCCTGCGTCGCTCTGCTGACTATAAAGCGCGTCTGAGTGCTGCTTCCGCCATGCTGGCTGAGAAAATGGAAGAGAAGCGTAACGCATGGGTTTCAAAATAAGCCGTTCACAATCCCTGATCGAAGTTATCACTCAGTACCCAATTACTGAGCTACCAATCGAAGAGTTTGAACAGTATAAGCGGGAATGTATTGAATATGATGACATTCCCGCTCCTGATATCCACATTCAGCTTGCTCACCCCGCCCACATTGAAACCATTGGCCGTGACAAACTCATGGAACGCCCTGTTGAGGCCCGTGGTGAAGAATTGCATCACGTTCACATCTGGCAGGAAGGGTGCTGTTGGGAAGATGAGGACGGCCTTCTGGTGCAGTGGGCTTCAACCAGTGATAGTTATGTAGTTTACTCATATTTTATCGACAGAGATAAAGATCATCATTTCTACGTTATTGATTATTGTAACGACAAAGCCCATGTATTAATCGAAGATAAACGGCAGGTTGCAGAGTGGACCCGGCAAGCCAGAGAATTCAGGCTCCAGAACATTTAATCTGCAAAGTTGTGGAGTGCCTGTTCTGGAGTTTACGCCACGTCAGACCGGCTGATAAAAAGGCCCCATCGCTGGGGCATTTAATTCACCATGCTGCCAGTTTTTTGGCCAGCAATTCGCGCTTAATAACGATCCAGCCGCTTTCACGCAAGCCGTTCAGAATCTGGTCTACCTTACCGACAAACATATCAGGGCCAACCTGCCTGATGTCTTTGACGTTACCATCGCGGATCTGAATGAGAAGGTCGATGTTAAGCATGTCGACGGCAGGCTGAACCTGGCGTGTTGGCGATGGTAGTGTCTGACTGAAATAGCAATCCTCCAGTTTTTCGAACACCTCCCAAGCCTGATCTGTTTCGAGCATCTTGGCGTGGCGGGCAGCGCCGCGTTCTGTCCAGAGAATAAGGGAGCGAACATTACGGGCAATTTTCACAGAGTTACTTTGAGTAACCTCGTGCTTCATAGCGCGAAGTTCATCTCCTTCAATCTTGAAGTAATGTTTCCCGCATACAAAACGCTCTGAATTTCGACTGAAATTTACTTTGATATTGTTTGTTTCAGTTCCATAAAGTTGCGCCAACAGCTCAGTGGTAATGACGGGGATTTGGTTATGGGTAATCGGAGCAAGAGTTTCGGCAGAAATTTGAGTTGTCATGGTAATTCCCTCTTAACTGAGATAATCACCACCAACGACGCCAATCGATGGGTGGTGAACTGTGCAGGGTTGGCGTAACCGGGTAAGAGGAACCGGCGCGGATTTCTCCGCCCCCACACAGCCCACCATAATGCGAAGATGTGACTGTGCAAACGACAATAAAAAAGACGCTGGCGCATCTGGTGTCGCCTCTTAACATCCGGGACGCCAATCCCGACGCCATATTTTGCTGGCGTACGGAGAATATAGCCACGGATATATAAAATTGTCAAACGTTGTCCGGGCGGCGAAGCCTGCCACGTTCATCACGAACCAGGTTTAAATGGGACATCGGCAGGCGAGTTTTACGGTGCATTTCTTTTTGCTGCCACTCAGTAACCTTACTTTTTAGCCATTTATTTGATCCGCCCATGTATGAACAATCAGGGGCTGGAAATGGATTTTCGTTTTTTCTTCTTTTGCGATAGCGCTCGAGTGTTCTTGGTGTAATTCCTAACTGAGAGCAGATGTCGCGAGTTTTCATAAGTTCAAGTTCGTTGCTCATCGTTTTCTCCAGTGGCCCCGCAGCGGGCCATCGCTAATATTCAGTTTGCCTGTGCTGGCAGATTTCTAAGTTTCCGAACGCCGATCATTGCGGTGGCTACGTAGCTGGTGGCCCGGTTAACTACTTCGACAGGAACCTTTACGCCATCCACTACAACGGTGTAATTGGTAACGTGCTTTTGTCTGCCGTAATCGCCGAACTTCTCATGATGCGCTGCCAGTGCAGCATCACATGCGCGACGGCCCAATGGCGATTGCTTACTGCGGTTTATAAGGCGCATAAAACCTCCTCAGGCGGGAGGGCGTAACCCCTCCCGATGCAATTAGCCGATGTATTCCGGTTTCATGTCCCGCAAATTGATGCAGTATGCTTGATACAAAACATCACCAAGCCGCGGCCTCAGGAATTCGAGCTTTTTCTCTACATCAGCAAATGCTGCTGAGGCTTCTTCACTTCCTGCCTTAGGCAATCCATTGATAAGGTCCTTGATTTTTTTATCAGCGTTGAGCTGGTGGAAACGACCCAGCGCCTTGTTTTTCAGCTCCGTGTAGAGGTTTGCGCCCAGTTCATTTTTTACTGCGTCGATTCGGGAGCCGATTGCCTTTGCATCTTCTGCAACTTCTACAGAATCGATTTGCTGGCGGAATTCCTCAGCAATAACTTCAGCATCAAAATCTCCTGACTGTTCGGCATCCTGAGCATCACGCTGCTCGATTAATGACGAACCTGAAGGCTGCGGTGTAACGTCATTTCCTTTCTGCCAGACCATTTCAGTTCCGCGCTCAAGCATCTCCATAATTTCCGAGTTATTTGGCAGGCGACGGCAGAGTCGATGTGCAGCTGATTTGCGCGCCATGGACTCATACCAGTCAACCCATGGACCTTTATCGCTGTTCTTGCTGGCGGCGCGAACTTTGGCAATGTCGTCAAGATTCAGCCATTCGAATTGGAATTCCCCTGTTTTCATCCGGGCATAAGCTACTGCCCCGATCATCTCGCCCCGGGCTCCCAATGTTGGTTCATAGTGGATATGTTCGCCACTGTCATCAAGCCAGACGCGAAATTTATCGTTCTCATAGACTGCACGAGCTGCGATGATTGAAATCTCTCCTGACTGGCGAGCGCGCTTCAGGACGCCATCTATCATCGGCATATATTGGGCGATCAGTTTCCAGTCGCCGCCTGCCTGTTTTTTCTTGTAGACCACCATTGCGGCTTCGCGGTTATCCGGAATAAGGCCGTCTTTTGCGCACGCTATTAGGGCATTAATTACGGACTGACGGTCAGCATTGAACAGGTCATTGTTAGCAGCCAGAGCCACTGCGGCAGCGTTAGTAAATCGGTCAAAGCTTACATGCGCAGGCAATAATGACTGAACCGGAACAAGTTCTCGATCGAGGTTTGCTTTGATGTCGATGAGCATATTAGACATAGTGTTTCTCCTTATTCCGCGCCCAGTGCTTCAAGACGACGAGTGTCATAGTCATTTAGTTCGTCGGTGTAGGTTTCAGTGATTGGTGCAGGCCAGTAGCCTGTTTCCATAGCTTCTTCGATCTGGCGCAGTGCTCGGCGATATTCTTTACGCCCCAGTTCCAGCAGCATGGGCGAAGCATCAACGACCACTACCCAGTGATAACCTGGGTCTTTGTTGACGAAAATCCAGGTGAATTTATCCAGCCCTGCAATATCGCAGTACATCGCTGCGCTGAGGTGGTAATCGCGGTCAATGATTTCACGATGAAGCCGGTCCTTCAGTTTGTCCTGGCGCACATACCCGAGACTTACCGTTTTCAGGTCAGCGCAGATGCTTTCGTAAGGCAGGCGAATCTCAATGTCAGGACGGACACGTACCTCAAGACCAGTTTCTTCATCGAGCCCGAAATAACTGACCTCGGACTGCCTGGCTGGATGGTTTAAAAGGCGGCTGGCATCTTTGTTAGCCTGAAGCGCGTCATTGATATTTTTTATCAGCCCGTACATTTCATTACTTATCATCTCTTTACCTGCATTTGCCGCTTCCTGCTGTTTGTGCCAGTCATCGGCAAAAACGACATCAGGGCAAATCGCGCGAACGATTTCGGCCAACTGCTCTTTAGTTCCACTGATGTTGTAAGGAATAAACTTGGCGCGCTCCTGTTCTGCGAATTCAGGCGCTACAGTTGCGATCTGAGCCAGCAACTGGTCACGAGTGCCGCTGGTTTTAAGCATCGGCTCTAGGCTGGAGTTATATTCTTTAATACATGCTTTCATTGCTGTAGCGGTTGGTTTTGCTTTATCAGGTATCCGCTGAAACTCTTCCGGAAGAGACATGTAAGAATTAGCGATCTCGTCGGCGCTAGCATTCAGTGGAAGCGGAGGCGTTAAGTTGCTGTTGTATTCTTCAATCCATGCCTTAAGTTCTTCTGGGGTCATTAAAGCAGGCAGATTCGCGTTGTATTCTTTAATTAGTGCAATCATATCTCCTGCCGTGGACACCACGTCTTCCGGCATTTTTTCTGGCAGAGCGTAGTCTTCAGAAAATTTTCCTGGTTCCAGAACAAAACTATGTGTGGCGCGACCAAAAATAAAAGCCGGGTTGTCCTGCCGGGAAATGGTTTTTGAAACGTGGAGCCTCTCGTAATACATCAGACTCACGCGAGCATCTTTCACCTGAGTTGAGCTGATCCCGTTGGCGGCGTGGTAAACCTCGTTTGGTACACCTTCATAGCGGCCCGGCTCGAAGTATTCCGGCCAGGCTGCTTCTGGTACGTTTTGTTGCGCCTCAGGTTCAGATTGGCTCACAGAATCGTTGTTCTGGTGCGTTTCAGCCTCTACGGTAACTGCTTCTTTACCAGTACCCAGATCGCCTTCGCCTGCCTGCACCGCATCACCAGCCTGTTTTTCATCACTGTCAGCTTCTTGAACCTGCACATTGCTGGTGATCTCCGGATTTGTTTCTGTGCCATGAGTTGATGAGTTCTGCATTAAAGCGGACACGTCGAAAATACCGTTGCCGACATTTTTAACCAGTTCAGGTTCGGTGGTCGGCTGGCTTGTCTCGGTTTTCACCCATTTTGGGTCGTTCGGGTCGCTGATGCCTTCGACGTATTCACCGCGTGCGGCGGCAAGCTGTCGGTTGGCTTCTTCTACCGCGTCTTTTTCCGGAGTGTGTCGGGCAGCCGTGAGAGCTTCCTCGGTGGGGTTCTCGTGATCAGTCTCCGTTAAGTTGGCGTTGATATACCCCTTAAGGCGTCCGGGGTAGTGATAAAACTCAGGGTGTGCGCTTCGGATCAGCGCGAAAATAGCGGCGCGGGAATAATCCAGGATACCGGGCGTTGCGCGAAGTGCTGCGGACCATTCTTTGAACGGACTTTCCTTTTTCTTTACGATTTCTTTTGCGCGACGGTAAACGCTGCCAGGTAGCTCATAGATATTAAAGTCCATAGGCAAAGTGGCCATTGCAATCTCTACGTCCAGAGTATCGAGAGTGTGTTCGTAATCAGGGTTACGGTCAGTCTTATTGCCACCGCCAGCGTTGGCGCCGCTTTCAGTGCGTTGAATAGCCGATACACGGTTGCCTTTCGCCCACTCCTTAACGAGCAAACCGCGATCGATATGCTCCGTCTCGAACCATGTTTTAAGGAACTGGATAACAGTCGCCAGTTCAGGAGTTTTTCCATCGACAGGGAATACTTTTTTAACGGCATTCACTATTTTGTGAATGTCATGTTCAATGGCTTTCTTGAACGCTTCAACATTCTCGGCGGCAAGCAGCAGGTTCTGGACATATGAATTATCGGTGTCCATTTCGAGACGCAGAATTTCTTTTTTCTGGGAGGCGTCGACGTGATAAAGATACTCACCTTCACCTATGTACTGAGCAAGAACGCGGTGACGGAGAGGCATAGTTGCGACAACAGTCAGCTCGGGGGCTGGGGCCGTTGCCTGGGCAGGGCTGTTGCTTTCGTTACCAAAATTTTCGGTGTGGTCTTCCAGCACTTCGCCTGTTTCGGTATCAACACCGTCGACGATATGCTGGCGCGCCGCGGCGGCGGCTTCAGATGATGGCAGGGTGACGCCGGGGATTTGCGTCCAGGTCATATTGTCTTTAGCGAGTTGATAGTAATCGCAGAAAGTGAGGCTCAGTTCGCCTTCCGGCGGCAGCTCGTTAACGACAGGGAAATTAGTAGCGACAGCTTTGAAATAATCTTTCAGCTTCGCACCGGATTTAATCAGAAGATAATCCAGTGTTGCATTTGCCGCTTCAAAATCATCACTGCACCAGAGTACAGCGTCTTTCTGGCCTGATGATTTCTTTGCTTTGCGGACTAAAAATACAGGATTAATTCCACTCATTGTTTTGTCCTCAATTCGTGTAGAATGGAGGTGCCTTAACAGCACCCCGATATATCTGGTTGTTAGGTCCGGTTCGCTTTGGTCGGTTGGACCGGACAGGGCACGCCCGCTTCGGTGGGCGTTTTCTTAATGGATGGTCTGATAAAATTTTTCTGAGTAATCAAGCTTGTAACTTCGGTAATTACCAAACCCTGCTTGTTCTCCATCACTTACCTTGACTGTGAGCAGCGAAATGGCTTCTACAGCACAATGAGGACAGTCGAACTTTCCGAGTACATATCCACCGTCGAGAATCACAGTGGTTTCGCCAGTTGAATTTGAGTGAATAACGCCTGAGACTTTCTTTTCGCAATTGAATAAAGCAATGCTCTTATTAACTGCTTTCAGGTTCATTTCGATTTTTACGATTTCCATAATTTCTCCAGTCTTAAATTCAGGGTGTATGAAGCCACGCCAAATTAATGGCGAATTTTTCATTTCATATTTCGGATCTACTATTTAACTTTCGTGCGCCATCTGGTCGTATTCAGCACACTGCCTGGAACAATATTCCTTTTCTTTGCGCGCCAGTTGCGAGCCGTTGCGATAGAGAAGTGTGTTTTTTACTTCTTTGCCTTCATCAATGGATTTGCGGCAGTAACCGCATTGTTTAAGCATCCGGATCTCCTTTCTGCGCCAGCAGGTAGCAGAGGCGGCGGATTAAAACCTCAATCCGGTTGAGCGGGACAGCCTGCTGTCGAGCTGGTTTACGTGCGAAATCAATCATTCTCACCCTCGTTTGCCTTATCGCCGGCCAGCGGAACGTTTATCACCTTCTGCGCGTTAACTTTTCCACCTCATTCCGGTCTTCGTATGCCCCGGACGGCTACTTCGTGGGCGTCCTGCCTGGGTGGTTCGTTGTTGCTATGGAATCATATTAAGCCTGAGACTTAATGAATGTCAAGTCTAAGGCGAAGTTAAAGATTAAGTTTATGGCTTAATATTGGTAATGCGGACATCGAGGAAGTGTGTGTTGCGGGTTTTCAATAAAAAACCGGCATAAGCCGGTATTGATTGCTGGTGATAGCGGAGGGTTACAGATTGGATGGGTTATCGTCTTTATTGCGTCTGAGCATGTATTTTTCATAAATCTCATCGAGCCTTTTTAAGCGCAATGAAATTACTTGCATGATGTCTTGCTGATCCTCATCAGGTAACTGGCGGAAAAGGTGTAACATTTGTTTATCTGTAACGGATAAATCGCTTTCTAAGGCTACATCTTGCCCAAGTACCCAAGCTAAGCTCACGCCTAAAGCCTCAGAAAGCTTAATCGCAGATGGCTTCCCTATTGTTCCGCGAGCGAACCAAGCATTGACTGCTTGTTTACTTACGTTGCATATCCGTGAAATCTCTGCTTTGGTAAGGCCTTTCTGCTCAACAATTTCATTGAGCCTTTTAACTTGCGGGTGATTTGTTTGGTGGTTGTTTTTTCTCATGAGCAAGAATTTAATTTTTTGATTATATTACTGATCTGTCTTAATCCGGCGGTTCATGTACTTCGCATACAACTCGTCCAACTCTTTCAAGCGCAGTGAGAAAATCCGCATCATGTTCTGCTGCTCCTCCTCTGGTAGCTGACGATATAGCTCAAGCAATCGCTGCTCGTCTGGCTTTAATCCATTCTGCTCGCTAACCTCTTCACCTAATAGCCATGGTACTGATACACCAGCAGCATCCGCTACAGCGAGCGCTGACTCCTTGCTCATGGCACCTTTCTTGAACCAGCCATTAACGGACTGCGGCGTTATTCCCGCAACCCTGGCCATATCAGATTTTGTCATCCCGCGGCGCGTTAACTCTGTCAGGCGCTCTACAAGAATCGGGTTAAGTAATTTTTTCGCTGTCATGTCAGAAGAATAAGCCTTTTGCTTATAAAATAAAATTCGCCTGGGGCTTGATTTAATTTTAAGTCTAAGGCTTAATTTGTTCGTGTATCTTTTGGAGACCATCATGAACGGATTAGAGAAAGCCATCAAAAAAGCAGGTAATGCCAGCAATCTTGCAGCCTTACTGGGTATTAAACCCATGTCGGTAAGCCGCTGGAAGACACGTTACAACGGTGCTGTCCCACCAGGCCGCGTATTACCGATTTTCAAGATAACGGGCATCACACCTCACGAACTGCGCCCTGATATCTACCCAAACCCAACCGATGGCTTACCAAGCCAAGAGGCATCAGCCAAATAACCATAGAGGATATTTACCCATGGAGAACGCAATTGCACGCAACTCCGAACCGCCGAAACTAAAGCCGGTTGAGATGGAGAGCTTAATTCTCAATCAGCTTGCATCGGTTGGGCAGAAGCCGGTAGCTGACGCTATCGGCATTGATGAGTCAACCATCAGCCGCTGGAAGGGGAAAGGCGGTCATGTTGAACAGTTTTGTCGGTTTCTGGCGGAACTGGGTATTCAGCTTGCTCCACCGGGAGCGGTACTTGTTCGCCGTGATTATCTTTTTTCGGTGGAAACATTAGCGGACATTGGGATGAAAGCAGTACGTATGCAGCCTGAGCCGCTGGGGTGGGACTGAAAATGGCAGCAACTAAAAAGGCGAAAGCGCGGTGAGGGGTCACCAACGGCTTTCTGGTGGAATTAACTGGATCAATTCACAGGAGTAATTATGGCAACTCATTCAGAAAAAGCAAATTTATACCCTACGCATAAATGCTCATTTTGCGGGAAAACCAATAACGATGTCAGCTCGATTATTGCTGGTGATGGTGTGTGCATCTGCGATGAATGTGTATTTATCTGCGTGGAAATTATTTTTAAGAAGAGCAGGAGATTGACCCGTGAGCATGATGCTAATGGTGAAAGCCATGCAGATTAAAGTCGGTAATCCGCTGCGTAAGCTCGTTCTTCTGAAACTTGCTGACAACGCCAGCGATCAGGGCGAATGCTGGCCAAGCTATCAGTACATCGCTGACCAGTGCGAGATCAGTAAACGATCGGTGATGAATCACATCGATGAACTTTGCAAATCAGGCCTGCTGAAAAAGGTCTTCAGGAAAGGACCAAAAGGTAACGCCACGAATGTTTATATATTAACCATACATGGTGCAGGAGATTCACTACATGGTGCAGGAGATTCACCAGGGGTAGTGCAGGAGATTCACCAGGGTGGTGCAGGAGATTCACTACATGGTGCAGGAGATTCACCAGGGGGTAGTGCAGGAGCTGCACCCAGAATCAGTCACTCTTTTGAACCAGTCAATGAACCATTAAACACACAAGTTGCTAAAGCCGCTTGTGACATTGGGATGAACAATCATCATATTGCTGGTCGATATGCGTTTGAGGGTAATGTGATTCGACTGAACCACAACGACTACCGATCCTGGCTGAACTTGTACCCGCTTATTGACCTCAACTACGAACTACAGCGGCTTGATATCGAGTTTACCCATGAGAAGCCAAAAAACTGGTTTATCACTGCCAGCCAGAAGCTGAGTTACCAGAACAAACAGGCGGCTGCCCGTACCATACCGGCTACCAGGCCAAAACTTGACCTGAATAACACTGACTGGATTTACGGAGTGGAGCTATGAAAAACATTGCTGCGCAGATGGTTAATTTTGACCGGGAGCAGATGCGCCGTATTGCCAACAACATGCCGGAACAGCATGACGATAAGCCGCAAGTTGAGCAGGTTGCTAAGGTCATCAACAACGTGTTTAGTCAGCTTATGGCCGCGTTCCCGGCTACCACGGCTAATCGCAGCCAGGCCGAGATGAACGAAATCCGGCGCCAGTGGGTTCTGGCTTTCCGTGAGAATGGCATTACCACCATGGAACAAGTAGCGGCCGGAATGCGTGTCGCCCGCCGTCAGGAACGCCCGTTTCTGCCATCGCCGGGACAGTTTGTAGCGTGGTGCCGTGAGGGGAGTGGAGCGCTCGGGGTCAGTGTTGACGACATCATGGGCGAATACTGGCGCTGGAGAAAGCTGGTTTTTCGTTATCCGACCAGTGAGCAGTTCCCCTGGAGAGATAAAAATCCGCTGTATTACCACGTCTGCCTGGAGCTGCGCCGCCGGGGAACTGAGGGGCAATTAAGTGAAAAAGAACTTATCCGGGCCGCTGGCGACATCCTGCATGACTGGGAAAAGCGAGCTCTTGCAGGTAAACCCATACCGCCTGTTCGTCGCGCTTTAGCCGCGCCGTCGCGGGATCGCGGTCCAACGCCAGCCGAGATGTTGTTGGCTAAGTACAAACAACGCAAAGACGGCGGTCTGATTTAACAGGAGCAACCAAATGAGCAAATCACCAAAAGAAATGTACGCAGTTCCCGACTGGATGCGCCAATACCTGCCGCTATTCCAGAATACAGGGGGTAATGATGTTGAATCGCTGCTGCACGATGAAGACACGAATATGTTCGCTAACAGCATTCGTTACATGCTTATTGTTTCCGCACGATCTCAGTACGGAATTTTAATGGAAATGTATCGCAACGGGTTTATTGAAAATAATAAAGGCGGTGCAGCATGAACATCGACAAACAGGCGCTTCGTGAAGAACTTTCAAACCCGGCAATAGGCAGCAAAGACCACCTACGGAAACTGGCTTTGTCGCTGCTGGATGAACTGGACGTTAAAGAAGAGCAGCGCGCTAACTGGTTCCAGATGGCGCAGAAGTTAGGCGAGGATTTGGATGCAGCAGAACGCCACATAGCAGAAACAGATCAGCGCAACACCGCGCTTACAGCGAGGATTGAGCCAATGGACCGCCGCATAGCAGAACTCGAACGTAGCGAGACGCAGCTTATCAATGAGCGTGATAGTGCTGAATCTTCCCTGAACGATGCCTACAAAGCCGTAATGGGACAGGCGCCAGAATGGAGTAACTGGTTTAGCTTCGAGAATGCGATAGATGAAATTGAGCTGGCGTGCGAGCTCTGGCGCAACCAGACCGATGACGTTATCCAGTTTCGCCAGCGTATTCAAGAACTGGAGGCGAAGCTTGAAACTGCCGACAGGTTGCAGGATGGCGCATTCCGTGACGGCCTGAAAGCAGGGTTCAGCTATGGGCAGACAGATGATCAATCCGGGTTCACGCAGTGCATGTCTGCATATAGCCCCGGCGCTGGGATCAAGGTTAAGGAGTGAGCATGGCTAAGACACAAATGCAGTTAGCTAATCGTGCATGGCGTACCGAAACAAAGGCTTTGGGATGGCACCACGGGTGGAAAACAGGTCGTAAAGCGTGGAAAGCATTCTGTCGGGAGAATGCCGCAATCACAGTTGAAGAACACCTCAAAACAGATCCGCCATTTGAGGACCAGGCTGACGCCAACTGGCATGTTGCCGAAGAACTCACTTACTGGACGCCATAGGACTAACCCATGACCACTATTACCAGAGAAGAAGTTAAGGCATTCATTGAGCAAATTGAATCCGATTTATCTAATGGGTGGGAAGCGCAGATATTCGAATTGAAGCTGGCGCGTATCGCGCTGGCATCGTTGGACGCGGAGCCGGTAGCGTGGACGAGCGATGGTGCTCTTGCGGAGGTTTATTGTGGTGAAACAGGAGTGATAGGACCGAAATACATAGTGGGAGATGTCCCGCTCTATCGTCACGCCCAGCCAGTGTCGGTAGACAAAGAATTTATCCCTAAAAACCTGGACAAGGCGTTGGGTGTTGTTGGTGTTGCGTTACCTGAATCAAAGGAAGAGTTTAATTTCCAGATAGAGCGCTGGATACAGCGTCTCATTGACCGGGTTATTCGTTATGCCGACGAATTCAAAGAGCAGCCAGTGCCGGTAGTGCCGGAAGAAATGAACTTTTCCACCGCCTGCAACTTTGTGCAAATCAACGGAATGGCGAAGGAGGACCGGGCAACTCTTGCAATGAGAGCATGGAACGCCTGCCGCACCGCCATGCTCAACGGAGGTAAATCGTGAAATACCATCAAATAACAGCATCAATGGCGAAAGATATTGCCTTTAAGCTTGGTGCTGTCCTGAACGACGAAGAAGCAGAAATTTTCGCCGATGGCTATAACGTCGCCCTGCTTAAAGTTAACAAAAACGCGTCAACTGAATTACCAAATAACGCCAGTTTGTCAACCAACTCTCCGGTAATTCCGGATGGCTGGATAAGCTGTAGTGAGCGGATGCCAGAAGACGAGCAAGAAGTAATTGTTCATAACAAGTTGGGATATCGTTATGTTTCATATTTTGATGAGCATTCTGGACTATTTTTTGACATGCGAGGCGGCAATCAGATGAACTGCATTGAGCATATCTTGGTTACGCACTGGATGCCGCTGCCAGCAGCACCAGAACCAGATCAGAGCTAATGTCCCGTATCTACATGCCGGTCCTGTGATCGGCATTAGTGAAAAATCAAAAAATACGAATCAGTGATTTGTAATCAACATTTCTTAGGTTTGTAGATATGCGAATAATAACCAGGAAGAAACCTGCGTTCACTGACCTGTACCAGACTGGTGTTCTGACGCGTATAGCAGCCGTTAAGACTGACAGTGGCGGCTGGCGCCTGTTTGGAGTGTGGCGTGATCAGGATATCGCTGTATTTGTGGAAGCGGCGCGCGGCGGCATCCGGGAATGGTCCGGTTTAAATTATCTGGCTGAGTTTGTGTTCAGTTGCGGCATTAGTCTCTGGGAGGTTCACAACAAGACGGATCGGAAAACTCCGGCATGAAGTGTTGCGTCATAACCCGCTGCGGCGGGTTAGCGGGAGTAATTGACACAAACAGATATCCGGGGCTATATTCCCAGTACGCCAGCAAAATCTGGCGTCGGGATTTGCAACCCGGATGTTAAGAGGCGACACCAGACGCGCCAGCGTCTTTTTTATTGTCGTTTAACCAGTCGCATCTGAATTATGGTGGGCTGGCGGGGGCGCTTCGGCGCGCCGGTTCCTCTTACCCGGTATTGCAAACCCCGTCAGTTCACCACCCATATGAGATTTGCAACTCAGTGGTGGTGATTATCTCAGTTAAGAGGAAACCACTATGATTACTCAGATCTCCGCTGAAACCATATCGCTTATCATTCATCAGAATACCCCTGTCATCACTACTGAATTACTCGCTCGGCTTTATGGTACTGAAGTTAACAATATCAAGGTCAATTTTACCCGCAACGCCGATCGTTTTGTTGAGGGAAAGCACTTTTACAAAGCTGTCGGCGACGATCTTAAAAATTTGCGGGTTACTTTAAGTAACTCACAAAATCCAGTTTCCCCCAAAACCCGCTCCCTCATCCTCTGGACAGAACGCGGCGCAGCCCGCCATGCAAAAATGCTTGAAACTGATCAGGCATGGGAGGTATTCGAGAAGCTGGAAGACTGCTATTTCAGTCAGAAACATCCAGTACCAACACGTCAGGTTGAAGCTGTCGTCGATATGCTTAACATCGATCTTCTCATTCAGATCCGCGATGGTAACGTCAAAGACATTCGGCAGGTTGGCTCTGATATGTTTGTCGGTAAGGTAGACCAGATTCTGAGCGGCTTGCGTGAAAGCGGCTGGATCGTTATCAAGCGCGAATTGCTGGCCGAAAAATTGGCTACATGGTGATAGTGCATGTTCCAATATAACCCGCCCCATTGCTGAGGAATCCTCAGCGCTGCGGCGGGTTTTTCCGCCTAAAATCTGATATGAAACAACATGCTAGCTTTTGCAAAAAGTGCTATTCACCTCTTGAATATTCTTTCCAACAGGTATACTGTGTTTATATACAGTAGTTAAATGTAGAGGGAATTATGAGAATTGAACTTGTTATCAGCCGGACAAAACAGCTTCCGGAAGGTGCCGTTCCTGCACTTGAAAAAGAATTAATTACCCGTCTCCAGAATCAGTATGAAAACTGCAACTTAACCATCCGTCGAGGCAGTCAGGATGGTCTGAGTATCGTCGGTGCTGCTGATGGTGATAAAAAACGTATACAGAGCATTCTGCAGGAAACGTGGGAAAGCGCTGACGACTGGTTTTATTAACATTGCGCTTAATGCTGGCGCGCATTTTTCAGAATACCGCAATTTGCGTATCCCTTTGATGCTGCTGCCGACAATTTTTTAACCGCGTCTGTACATCGCCTGAAGGGAGAACAAAAATTGAGTAATTCAGCTTTACAAAAGTCAGAAGATAGCTGGTATGACATTGTAAGAAGATCTGATGGCTGCGTGGTGTTTAGCTTTCCATCATCAGGCAGGCATCTTATCTATCGTGTAAATGGCATGGTATCTATGCGTCCTTTGCTGGATGATGAAGAAGTTTTTACTCCCAACGGTTTTATGCATTTTATTCGTCGTCTCGGCTACCGGGTAACACCACCTTCTGATAATATGAAATCAACGGCCTGAACAACCGTTAACCTTCTGCGCCACGGAGAATACCATGGCGCAAACACTATATCTTGAAAAAACATTCCAGAACGTCCTGATTCCGGCTGATCCCGGAACCAGCGAATTTTTGCAACTGTTGCCAACGGGACAGTTGCTCACGGGCGAGTTCCGCAAACCACGTAATTACGCATTTCACAAAAAATTCTTCAAGCTACTGTCGCTCGGTTATCACTACTGGACGCCAACCGGCGGACTGGTTGAGGAGTCAGAGCGAAAGCTGATCTATGGCTACATTGAATTTTTATCTCAAAACCTATCCCATCGTGACGCGCTTTATAACTCTGCTGAAATGTACCTCAATAGTGTCGGTCTGGCCCGCTCCCGAGAAACCATACTACTGAAGCACTTCGAATCCTTCCGCGAGTGGGTAACCATTCAGGCTGGTTTCTATGACGAATATACCATGCCTGATGGTTCACGCAGGAAGGTCGCTAAATCTATCTCATTCGCCAGTATGGATGATGCTGAATTTAACGGCGTTTATCAGTCGGTACTAAATGTCCTCTGGAATTACATATTACGTCGCAAATTCCGGTCAGCGAATGACGCCGAGAACGCTGCCTCCCAGCTCATGAGCTTCGCGGGGTGATGGCGATGAAATATTCCTGGTTCCATCATCACGACTGCACAATCGAGCAGGCCGACACGCTGGTATCGGATTATCAGAAGCGGGGCGTAAGGACAGAAAAGAGCCTGAACCCTGACTTCATTACCTGGACTGTCAGCGCGAAATTACCTGAATATGCGCACCGGGTGCGGACGCCAAAATCCTTACGCCAAAAGGTCTGGGGGTGAACATGGCTAAATTACCGCGCCGTAAGTGCGCAAACAAAGAATGCCGCCAGTGGTTTCACCCGATACGCGAGGGGCAGATCGTTTGCTCGTACCAGTGCGCCAGCGCCGTCGGCAAAGAACAAACCAGAAAAGCTCGCGAAGCCGTGCAACGTAAGGCGCAATCCCTTCAGCGCGCCGCTGAGAAAAAAAGAACGCGCCGCCTGGCGCCAGCGGAAAGCCGCGGTTAAGCCGCTGAAGCACTGGATTGACTTGACGCAGCGCGCCGTAAATGACATTTGCCGCGAAACCGAACTGGCAGAAGGACTCGGTTGCATCTCCTGTGGAACGAAGACGGCGTTCGCATGGCATGCAGGCCATTACAGGACTACGGCCGCCGCCGGGCATCTGCGCTTCACTCGCTTCAACATCCATCTTCAGTGTGATGTCTGCAATGTCTACAAATCAGGGAACATCGAAGCATATCGTGCCGCGCTGGTTGAGCGTTATGGTGAGGCGGCGGTGCTGGCACTCGAGAACAATAACACCCCGCACCGCTGGACGGTCGAGGAGCTGAAGGAAATCAGGCTCGCGGCTCTGGCGGATCTGCGTGCGCTAAAAAAGCTGGAGGCCGCATGAAACCAGAACTGATCGAGATACTCCGCATGCGCTGGCAGCGCCTCCGTATTTACCGCCGTCCGGGGTCGGTGTTGGTTGACTACCGCATCCTGCGCAATTTTGTTCGTATTTATCAGTTCACAGGATTTACTCAATGAACACTCAATACCTCCAGTATGTACGTGAGCAGCTAATGGTAGCGACAGCCGATTTAAGCGGGGAGACTAAAGGGCAGCTTTTGGCCTGGCTGGAGAACGCGCAATTCGACACGAAAAACTATCCCCGAAAAAAACAGCGTATCTGGGACGAGGAAACAGAAAGCTGGATAACGTTAAATAACCCGCCAATCCCCGGCAAGCAGTCGCTGGCGAAAGGAAGCGCTATCCCGCTGGTGAAGCCTGTGGAATATTCCACTGCCTCATGGCGCCGGGCGGTTCTTTCACTCGATGAACACTACAAGGCGTGGTTGTTGTGGAATTACAGTGAGAATACCTGCTGGGAACACCAGGTCGAAATAACACAGTGGGGCTGGAGTGCGTTTGCGGCGCAACTCGACGGAAAGAAGATGGCCGGTAAAACACAGGAACGACTCCGGGCATTAATCTGGCTGGCGGCACAGGATGTCAAATCTGAATTAGCCGGGCGTGAGGTTTATCAATATAAAGATTTAGCGGGCCTGGTAGGCGTTAGCGAAAAGAACTGGTCAGAAACCTTCACCAGACACTGGCTGACCATGCGCACGATATTTCTGCGTCTTGATCAGGCGTCTCTTTTGAGTGTATCGGATTCGCGTTCGGAACAGGTAGCTTTCAACCTATACGCACTTAATTGACACAAAGAGTTATCCGGGGCTATATTCCCAGTACGCCAGCAAAATCTGGCGTCGGGATTGGCGTCCCGGAATTTCACCGCGACAGAGACACGCCGCGAGCGTGTTTTTTGTTGTCGTTTGTATACGCGCATCTGAATTATGGTGGGGCGTATGGGGGAGCCGAAAGGCTCGCCGGTCGGTGATCCGGTTACGCCAACCCTGTACGTCTCACCACCCAATCCGATTGCGTCGGCGGTGGTGATAAACAAAACAATCACCGGAGGGCGTCATTATGACCACTCAAATCTCTGTCGAAACTCTTTCCCCGATTACCCATAACCAAATTCCCGTTATTACTACCGAACTTTTGGCGCACTTATACGGCACAAAAATCAAAAACATTTCTGATAACTTTCTGAACAACACCACGCGATTCGTTGTAGGAAAGCATTTTTTTAAAATTGAAAAAAACGAATTACGCGAGTTCAAGAACAGACCCGAAACAATCGGGTTAGTTGGTAAAAATGCCCGTTCCCTAATCCTCTGGACAGAACGCGGCGCTGCCCGCCACGCCAAGATGCTCGAAACAGATCAGGCTTGGGAGGTGTTCGAAAAACTGGAGGATTGCTATTTCAGTCAGACACTACCATCGCCAACACGCCAGGTTCAGCCTGCCGTCGACATGCTTAACATCGACCTTCTGATTAAGATCCGCGATGGTAACGTCAAAGACATTCGGCAGGTTGGTCCAGACATGTTCGTTGGAAAAGTAGAGCAGATATTGAGCGGATTACGCGATAGCGGCTGGATAGTCATTAAAAGGGATTTGCTTGCTGAGAAGCTGGCGACGTGGTGATTGCAAAACTGGATTAAAACGGCTATATTTTATGTAAATCTGATATCGTCGCCATAGCTTCAATCGTCGACCAAACAAATTCAAGCCTCGCCATCGTGCGGGGCTTTTCTGTTTGTGCCGTCCGGAATAATCCCTCTGAGTTTTGTCGTTAATCCACCGGGCGGCCTTCCTACTTCACACTGCGCCATCCGAGCTATCGGAGGTGAGGCTTATGAAAATGCACAACGATCCCCATTCCTGGCAGGGCTGGCTGGAGCTGTTCCAGAGCTGGTGGCGAGGAGATACCCCGCTGGGCGCTGTTCTGATGTCGTTATTTATGGCTGGTCTGCGCATTGCCTATTTTGGCGGTAACGGTGGCTGGAAGAAAAAAACACTCGAAATTCTACTTTGCGGCGCCCTGACGTTGACCTTCTCATCTGCGCTGGAATATTTCGGCTGGCCCAAGTCCCTGTCTGTTGCGATAGGTGGCGGCGTCGGCCTTATCGGCGTGGATGCGATCCGCGGCTTTGCAATGAAGTTTATCAGTGGTCGTATCGGTGGGGATAATAACAAGGTTTAATCATGAACGAGTCTCAATTTCAGCAGGCGGCTGGTATCAGCGCCGAACTGGCCGCGCGCTGGTATCCACATATTACGGCGGCAATGAGCGAATTCGGTATTACTGCGCCACTGGATCAGGCCATGTTCATTGCTCAGGCGGGACATGAATCATCCGGATTTACTGTTCTGAAGGAAAGCTTCAATTATTCAGTGGAGGCGCTGAAGAAGACGTTTGGTAAACGCCTGACGCCGTATCAGTGTGAAATGCTGGGGCGTGTCGATGGTAAGCAGGTGGCCCACCAGCCACAAATAGCCAATCTGGTTTATGGCGGCCGCATGGGTAACAAAGACGCCGGAGATGGCTGGAAGTATCGCGGGCGTGGGCTTATCCAGATTACCGGGCTGGAGAATTACACCAGATGCGGCGTT